TCGCTCTGCATCGTTAACCAGTAAGGAGAAGCACATGACGAACCTCGATCCCAAGGATTACAAGAACGGCGTCCCAGTGGCGTCTGGCGAGACGGTGAATTCCGCCTCTCCGGCCATCACCATCGGCCCTGCCAAGGCCATCGCTGCCACGGTCGCGGCTGCGCTGGTGGGCGGTCTCACCACGCTGGGCACCGCCCTCAGCGACAACGTCGTGACCCCGGCTGAGTGGGTAGCCGTGGCCCTGGCGGTCATCGTCGGCAGCGGCATCGTCGGCGGCGCCACCTACGTCACCCGAACCACGGTGACCGGCAACTAGCTCTCCGCCGGCTCGAGGCGCCCCTGGTCCGTGTGGCTGGGGGCGCCTTGCTGTCTGCGACCCTGCTCGACGCTCTCGACAGGAGATCGAGCAGCTTGGCACCCTGCTCCCGCCCGTACACAGGAGAGCGGCCCCCTCGCCACGCGAGAGAGCCGCTCAGAGCCTGCGGTAGTTACTGGACGATGGTGAAGCGCTGCGCGTGGGGCACCACGGCCACACCCAGGTCAGTTTCCAGGCGCCCGCGCTTATGGTCCATCCATCGGTACCGGATGACGACAGCCTCATCGCCGTTCGGGTCAATGATGACTTCGTCGTGCTCCAGGTCCTCGGCGCGCTTGGTCGGCAGCTTACCCATGTCAGGCCTCCTCAACCCGCAGGCCCGGGAAGACCGAGAGGTAGAACTCACGGTGATCGCCCTCGGCCGACTTGACCAGGACCTTGGCCTGCCTGCCCTCGTCTGCGTACCGGGACACCTTGATGAAGGTCCAGTCCTCGCCGCGGAAGGACGTGATGGTGTCCCCCTCGGTGATGATGCGGCCCGACGGACCGTTGGGGTTGTGGATGCTTGCAGTAGCCATGATGGCCTCCTTTTCTTGTGGGGTCTTACTTGTAGAGGTCCGCGAGCTTGATCCGGACAAGGGTGCGAGCTGTGCGCTGGCGAGTAAGGCCGATCTTAATGCACAGGGCCTCGTCACCGACTATCTTGGCGACACCATAAACCACCTGACCGGTGAGGCCCTTGACGACCTCGTCGTTGACCTGGATGTCCTGGGGGTTCGCTGCGCTGTTCATGTTGATATCATAGCATGGACTTCAAACATGCCGCAACCCCCAACCTCAAAGAAAGTTGGGGGCTGCTAGCTGGCGATCATGCGATGAGGTCGAAAGCGTAGACCTCACGGCTGGCGTCGAAGGCGATGAGCGAGACAGCCTTGCCCTTGTTGATGAGGCGACGACGCTGGTCCTTGGCCGACTTCTCGTTCTTGTAGGTGTACTCCTTGCTGACCACATCGGTCGGCTCAACGACACCGTCGTTGACCGAGCCAGCATCAACCGGCTGCTGCGCTGCGTAGTAGGCGTTGACGCGAGCTGCGTCGGCAGGACGTGCGTTCTGCACGAGACCTTCCAGAAGATTGTTGATGCCGCCCTCCTCGAGCATGGTCACCAGCAGCGCCAGTCCATCTCGCATGCCTTCCTGGTAGGCACGAGCCTCCTTGTGGTTGCTCATGTTGATCTTGGCGTTGGTGGGGTTCACCTTGATGCGCTCCCGGCAGCCGTCACAGAAGTCCTCGCCGTGCGTGTAGTACGCCAGCTTCTCGGTCTCGCTGTAGACGAGGGTCTTGTGGTCTTCGCAGAAGGTGATCCACTTGCCTTCGCTGGTGTCGGCTCCGATTTCCTCGGGGCGAGCGACGGTCAGGGTCTCACCGGTTGCGCGGATCTTGCGAGTGTACATGATGCTCCTTGAAGGTTAAGTGGCTGTGGGGGCCTTGCTGATAAGATCAGCTTAGCTCTTCCTCAAGGAACATGCAAGCTCTCGTTGAAACTTTTTTCTAGTCTTCCATGGGCGGACGCTTGATGATACGCAGGTGCTCATCGATGTAGTGCTGCCCGCTGGCCCTCTTGGTCTGCACGCCCAGCCGCAAGAACTCCTCGTCCTCAGCCGGCGATGCCAGGCTCATGATGAAGTCAGACCAGGCGTGCAGTGCTGTCGCACCCAGGATGCTCTCCTGAATGCTCTCACCCTTCTCGAAGACCCGCTTGCGAGTATGGTGGATGAACAGCACTGCACACCCGGTCGCCTTAGCAATGTCCTTGACTGGCTTGAGGACTGCGTACATCTCCTTCTGATCGGAGACGTTGCCCTTGCCGATAGCCATGGACAGAGTGTCAATGATGACAAGCTTTAGGTCGTGCTTAACGATGGTTTCCAGGAGCCGCTGCTGGTCCTCAGGCGTACTGAGGTCTACCTGAGCGAAGTTGGTGAACAGCTCCATGGGCTGCGGAGGTTCCCAGTGCAGGGCGCCGCCCTCAGGCTTGATGTGGCCATCCCAGTGATACTTCTCTCGGCCGTGGTGCATCCCAGCTTCCAGCCGCTCGGCGAACAGATACTCGCCGTCCTCAAGGCTGAAGAAGCCCACACCACGGGGCCTAGGAACTGAGATGCCCAAGGGGCGCTTGCCGGTAGCCAAGCCCAGGGCTACCTCGATGGCGATACGCGTCTTGCCGACCTTGGGGGCAGCTACGATGAGACCGCAGCCAGCCTCTGGGATGATGCCAGGCAGCACCCACCGGAAGGGCTTGCGTAGCACGGGGCCGAAGTCCCCGACCGAAGCCATGTCCCAGGCTTCAATGGGAGCATCCTCATCGAAGTCGTGCTCTACCTGCTCCTGAGCCTGCTTCCGCTCGGGGTCCTTGGCTGCGGGCTGGGCGTCGTAGGCCTTGGCGATGTCATCCTTGAGACGATCGGGGTCGTCGTGCCACTTGTTCCACTTGGTGGCCTTGATCAGCTTGAACGTGAGATCCTGGGGCAACCCCAGCTCGGCAGCACTGCGCCCGAATTTCCAGAGCAGCTTGCTACGGTCCCCGTAAGGATCCTCAGCTGCCAGCTCACTCGCTAGGCCAGCAGGGAAGCCGAGCTGCCTGGCCACACGCTGTAGCAGCATGGCGCGCGTGTAGACCGTGCCAGCCGTTCTGAGCACCTTGCCGTGGAAGGGCTTGCCCTTATGATGCCACGTGCCAGGCACCCGCAGCAGCTGACTGACGTCTACGCCCGACTTGTCGGCGCCGAGCGCCTGCGTGAGCATGCCCATGAAGCCGTCACGGTGGAACTCGCTAATGGGCATCTCGTCCTTGAGAAGCCAGACGGCCTGAGTGTGGCCTGGGCTGGTCTCCCACATGTAAGACGGTCTGAGAGCCTCGAGCAGCTTGCGGTCGTATGACTCGTCGCAGTCCACCCACACTGCGCGCTGCGCGGGGTAGTTGCTCGCTGTCTGATTCTTCTTGATACGCCTGGTCTCCCCGTGGCTTACAGCCGGGGTCCAGTACCAGTCAAGGTCGTCGGTAAGCTGCGGCAGCGCAGGCTTACGCGAGTTGAGCGTCACGCCTTCGCGGAACCGCTCGGTTTCCTTGCCGATGTTGCTGATGCTGGGCATCCACACGTTGCCTGTGATGCCGCTGTGTTGCCACACCTTGCGGACTAGGTCGAGAGGGTTGCTATCCACTCCACTACTTCCTGAACCTGGGGGTCATGGCTGACAAACGTTGCGCCGCCTGCCTGACGTAGTTTCTTTAGGTTGTATAGCTGCGCTTCAGTCGGCTTCTCACGTGCCGTGCGCTTGGCCTCGATCGCGAAGAAGCGACCGTGGGCCGTGCCGACGATGTCGGGGGTACCCTTCTGCTGAAAGGTACCCCCGTGGGTGCGGAAGCAGTAGACGCCAGGCAGGCTATTCAGCCGCTTGATCATGCGTCGTACTACTTCCGCCTCTTCCATCAGCGGCGCTTGACGGTGCGACGAGCCGGGGTCGCCTTGGCAGGAGCTGCCTTGGCCGCAGGCTTGCGGGCTGCCGGGCGCTTGCGGGGAGCCGGCTCCTCCTCTTCCTCGTCCTCGTCGTCGAACTCCTCGTCGTCCAGGTCCTCGTCACCGAGGTCCTCGTCGTCGGAGTCGTCGGAGTCGTCCTCGTCGTCGCCGGCGAGCTCCTCCTCCAGAACCAGCTCCACGAGGTCATCCTTCTTGACGCCGTCGGTGTCGATGCCGAGGCCCTTGGCACGCTTGCGCAAGGCGGCGAGGGTCAGGGCTTCGATCTCCTCGCGGAGTTCGTCGTCCTCCTCTTCCTCGTCAGCCTCCTCGTCGTCCTCTTCGGGCTCGTCGTCGTACTCCTCGTCGTCGACCTCGTCCTCGTCGACCTCTTCCTCATCGTCGTCGACCTCGCGATCGTCGTCCTCGATGATGGAACGGTCGTAGACGCCATCGATCTCGCTGCGGCCCGCGTACTGGCCGGTCGCATCGCTGACCTCGGCCGCGATGATCTTGCCGATCGGGGCGTCGGGGTCCAGGGCCGTGCGCTTCTTCGGCACCGCGATGCCCGCAGCCGTGAACAGGTCACGGAGCTTGAAGAGCTGGTTCGCCTGGTGCTTGCAGTAGTACGGGAAGAGACGCGTCTTGTACTTCGGGTTCACCGGACGCAGACCGTAGGTCCACATCGGAGTGCCGTCGTTGGCGTCCTTCAGGTCCACCAGCTCGATCTTGAACTCGTGGAGGCCCTCCGGCATCTCCTTGGAGTTCCAGCCCGAGCGCTCTTCGACCTTGGTGAAGTCGAGGGTGATCTTCTTTCCCATTGTGATGTCTTCCTTCTTGTTATTCTCGGCTAGCGGGTCCAGCCGAGAAGCTGGGTGAGGCGCCCGATGGAGGGCTGCTTCAGGTAAGGGGGAGTGCCATGGTAGGTGTCGCTGCGGGCGCCAGCCACAATGCTAGCACTAGGCCCCAGCCAGAGCCGGCGAACAGGCTTGTCGTTCACGTTGGCGATGTACAGACGACCTATGGCGTCGCTCATCTGCAGGAGCGCACTGGCAGCGCCCGCCGAGAGATCCACACTGATCATCGCAGTCTGGTCCTCGTCTTCGTCCTCGGGCGTCCACTCTTGCTTGCCGTCGGCACCCAGGCCTTGCCCCGGCAGCGTGAACCGTTCCTGGGCCAGCACGATGACCGTCTTGCTGCTGTCGCGCAGCGTGCGGACGAGTGTGGCCAGACCGTTGTTCGCGACTCCGAAGTCTTGCTTCCTGATCTGGGCGCCAGGCCCGCCAGCCGACTCCTGCTGGAAGAGCGTGTGCAGGCTGGTCGCGGTATCGACTACGAACCGGTCATGCCGTGCGAGAAACGTGCTGTTCACGGTCTTGTTAATGCTGCGGCTGCTGAGATCCTCCAGGATCGTCATGCCGCGCGTATCAATGCCGAGCAGGCCTCGGTCGGCACTGAAGACCGCTGTCTTGCCCTTGGGGGCGTCCTTGAGGGCCAAGGTGGTCTTGCCCACCTTGGGGCGACCATAGATGGTGATGACACTCATGCCTTGCCTTTCTTGTCTTGGTTCGGGTAATAGTCCAGTGGGTCACGTGTCGTGACGTACTGGGTGCGCTGCTCAATCTCACTGGTGCCGTGGATGAGGTCGGCTACAGTGAGATCCTTGTAGTTGCACTTGAAGCCAGAGCAGGCGTCCAGGTTGCGCTCCACGCAGTCCGGGTCATCCCACTTGTAGTTCAGCAGCCTGCGGGCGCTAGCGTAGAACGCCTTGAGCTGGCGCTTGCGCTGCTCGGGGCTGAATGTTAGCCGGTCACGCCGGAAGAGGTCGCTGTAGTCGCGGTGCTTCAGCTCCACCAGGAACTCTTCCACGTAAACTCGCTCCGTCGGGTCCTCGATGGACAGCAGATCCTTGCCCCGGATAACGCTGAGCATGTTGTGCTCGATGAGCCACTCGCGATAGACCGGATACGTGGTACCGCTGGGCTTAACCACCCGAGACTGGATACCCTTCTGAGTCAGCGTGGGCGTCTTGATGGCTCCCGTGCGGCAGTAGTCGTAGATGAATCCCTTGGGCTGCGGCAGGGGCTTGCCCTTGTAGCGCAGCGCAGCATAGCTCTTGTCGGTCTCCACTGCCCACAGGTAGGAGTAATGCTGGAAGGCCAGCTCGCGGTATCGCCACTCAGGAAGTGTGGCGTGGGTCTTGTGGTCGCCTAGCCACACATCACCGTTCTCATCGATCCAGATGATGTCTATGCGGCCCCGGTACAGAACCTTGCCGCGGAACATCGGGCGCTCAACCGTCAGCTCGACGGCGATGGGTGTCAGGACCTCGTGAAGCTTGGACTCGTATACCCAGTCGTAGCTCAAGACGATGTCGTAGCACTCCTTAGCCAGCGGCGCAGCCTCCTCCTCAAACATAGTGTTCTCGGCTTCAGCGATGAGCTCCTGGTGCTTGGCCTTCCAGTCGCCGCCTTGACCTCGCACTTCCAGCAGGGCATGGACCCACGTACCTCGCGTCAGGGGCTTCTTGGCCAGCTTGGGCCGCAGCCCTAGGACGATGCCGTAGTACGTCTCGCGGGGGCACTGCACGAATCCTGAGACCATACTCTGCGTGATGATGAGCTTGCCATCTTCGGTAGTGGGCCACGTGCCCCGAGGACCGTGCCAGGCCTTGGAGCCAGGCTTCTTGCCAGTGGCCGGAAGCGCCTTAGCGGGCATCAGTGGGCCACCATCAGGTGCTGAACGACCACATGAGGGATGACCTTGCGCTGCTGGCAGAGAGTCCACTGGCACTTCAGCACCGCGAACTTTCCATCGTAGTAGCTGTCCACGATGAAGTGGTGCTTTCCGGTGAAGTGCCCACAGAGTGATGTCTTAAGAATCCTCTGGCTTTCCAGCTCCACTGGGCTAGAACTCAGCAAGGGGTTCACCTCCCCAGCAGCGGCTGATGGTGACATCTGCCTTGAGGAAGAACTTTCGGTCGAGTGTGTCATCAGCTTGCTCCAGTGTCTCCTTGACGATGCGGCCGACCTTGCGTGCTGTCCGGTAAGGGGCTGTCAGACAGACTGAGTCGTGAACCGTGGTAATTAGCTTAGCACCCAAGCTGGGCAAGCGGTAGTCCCGGGCCAGTCTGCTAAGGCTGATCAACATGAAGTCACTTCCCAGCGACTGCGTCGGGCTATTGATCGCCTGACGGAAGGCGTTCTCCTGCACCCAGAAGTCGTCGTGATAGACGCGGGGCAGGTGACGGAACCGGCCGAACTCGTTGTGGACGCCCCCGTACTCGACAGCTTCCTTTCGCTGCTTCCGGTAGTACGCGGGCAGGTCGCTGAAGTTGGTGAAGTACTCATCACGGAAGACCTCAGCGTCCTTACGAGTGGTTGTCACACCGTAGTTCTCAAACAAGTAGTCGGCGAAGTGCTTGGCCTGCATCCCGTAGACAAAGCCGAAGTTAGCACCCTTGGCCAAGCTGCGGTGTTCCTTGGTGATCTCCTGGCCACGCACCAGTCGTTTCGCCATATACATGTGGATGTCTTCGTCAGCCTCGAACAGCTGGATCATCGTGCGCTCCTGGGCTAGCTGCGCAATGATGCGAAGCTCCAGCTGGCTGAAGTCAACCTCAATCCAGGCCAGCCCGCGCTCCCCGAAGAGGTTACGTGTGGCCTTGTCCCGCGGGATCTGCTGCGAGTTCAGCCCTGGCCTGTTCCAGGGATCTGTCTCATCCTTCTTGGTCTTGACCTTGCCGGGGCTCTGGCTGCTAAGCCTGCCGGTGACAGTACCCGTCAGCTTGAAGCTAGTGGGGATGCGCCCGTTGCGTGTGCGGTTGACGATAGGATTCAGGAAGCCCGTCAACTGCTTGTAGAGACCGCTGCGCTTGATGAGCATCGCTGCTGCTGGGTGGTCAATCTTCTGGAGGACCTCTTCAGCCAAGCTGGGGGCACCCTCTGGGAAGGTCTTGGTCGGCTTGCCACGCTTGGGGCACATGGCCCCCTGATACTCGTAGAGCCACCACTTAGTCCAGTTGGTGGCGCCCCACTTGGGCTTGGTTTTCTGCAGCCAGTCAGGCCACTCCTCCTTGGGCGGGATAGACGCGTCGAGCTCCTGCTCGATGGCCGCAATCTCCGCCTCGACCACTGCCTGCCGTTTGTGCACCACGTTAAGCCTAACGGGCAGCTCGTTGCGCTCCATCTCCTGAAGAGGCTTGATGGCAGGGATCATGACGTGGCGCATCACGTAGACAGGGTCTTCGCCTGGCTTAAGGTTGCGCTTGACGTGCTTCATCTGCCACTTCATCAGCTCCCTGGTGTAGTGCACGTCCTTCCCGTTGTAGACACTGACCCGTGCCTTGCTGACCTTGTAGCGTTCACGAGGGATCTTGACCTGGTCTTCTACGAACCGGCCGAACTCATCGGCGTACCCAGCCACATTGTCATCAGCCCAGTCCTCGTAGCCCAGCAGGCGGACGACGGTGTCCTTGAGGCCGGAAGGGTGGTTCTCATCGATGAGATGAGCCATCATCTGTGTATCCCAGTGCACGCGCAAGCGGCAGCCATAGCTCTCCAGCCAGCGGACCTCGAAGGGCGCGTTGTGCGCGACCATCTTGGGGATACGGATACGGGCCAGATCAGCCAGGCTGCGGGGCCACCAGACCATGACGTCGTTGCGATCCAGAGGGGCGAAGCCCACACACAAGATCCGCCCCATGCCAACGAACAGAGACGTCGTCTCAATATCCGTGATGACAGGGGCGGTCGTGCTTGCCAGGTACTTCCTGACTTCCGAAAGACTCTCGGTGATCGTGAGATCCATGTGGACTCCTAGTGCCGTGGGGGCTGTGTGTTCAGTTTAGTGCAGTGGACCGGACAGGAGTCGAACCTGCACCACGATGCCTCGTGCCCTGGCGCAACAGGGCTAAGCTCTACCGATTGAGCTACCGGTCCAAAGAGGAACCCCGCCAGCTCCGGGGGGAGAAAGCTGGCGGGGTTCGTGTGCTCAGCGCGTCGGGCGCTTGCGGGCCGTGGCGGGCTTCGCCGGCGTCGCTGCCTTGCGGGCGACGGGCTTGACCGCAGCCTTGGCCGGGGCCTTGGTGGGCTTCGGCGCGGCGACGGACGCCTCGAGGCCGAATCCAGCGGGGAGGTCACCGGCACGGGAGACGACCTCGGAGATGAGCTCGTCGAGCGTGCCTTCCTCCTGGGCGATCTGGATGGCGATGAAGCCGAAGGCCCGCTGGACCTTGTAGCGCTGCGCCGAGCTGGTGACGCCGAGCTGGCTGGCCGCGTCGTCGATGGCGTCGTTGGCGATCTGCTTGAACGTCGGCTCGTTGGTCGTGGACTCGGTCTCCTCGACCTCGGCGACGGGGGCGGACTTCGTGCTGGACTTGCGTGCGGTGGCCATGATGTCTCCTTGACTTGGGGCCGGATGATGGATTGAGAGGCTTGCTGCCTTGTGAGATCAGTATTGCACGTCTCACCTCGCTGTGCAACCCTCTAGCGAAAGTTTTTTCTACGGATGCTGCGCACCACTTTGGTCAGGTGATTGTGGTCCTCTTGGAGTGTGGCCCACACGTCCTCGTCTACGGTGCCACGGCCACATAGGAACCACACAGTAGGCGACTTGGGCGACAGCTTGATCCGGTCGCTGGCTTGCTTGAACGTGACGTAGTTGAAGTCGCTTGTGTACCAGATCAGGTCGTTGGCGACGCTGATGTCCACAGCCATTGCCACGGTCCGAGGCTGTACCAGCAGCACGCGCAGCTCGCGGTCTTGCTGGAAAGCCTCTATGACGTTGTTCTTGTGCTTGGTGCTGCCCGTGATGATGGTGTGGCCGATGCCCTTGATGTGCAAGTATCTACGTACCAGTCTGACTTCGTGCAGATGAGTGCAGGCGATAATCACCTTGCCGTCGCACTTGGCAAGAACACGACCTAGGGCACTCAGCCGGCTCCGAGCCGCAGGCGCCACCGAGAAGCTCCGGCCTTCGTCGTCCTTGAGCCAGCCACCGACTAGGGTACG